CACAATCCTACTGCCGGAGCGTGGGGAGAGTCCACCGACCTGGCGAACATGGCGGAAACGCTGGTGAAGATCCAGGCGGGCATCGTTCGCGCCTACGCCAAACGCACCGGCCTTTCCGAAGACGAGATTCAGGAGCTGATGAACGCGACCACCTACATGGACGGTTCCGAAGCAGTTTCGAAGGGTTTCGCCAGCGTCATGCTGGAGCCCGTCAAAGCCGCGGCCCTCTCCGCAGATTGGAAGGACAAACTTCCGAACAACAATTTTCCCGCAGGACTGGTTTTCGGCTCCACGTCGGCCCCTACGGAATCACCCCAAGAACCCGAACCCGAGCAAAAGCCGGAACCCACACCCACCCCAACCAATCACACACCCGAACCACCTATGAGTGAACCACAACCCGCACCGGACAAAGCGCCGGAAGCCCCCAACATCAAAGACATTCTCGCGCAGGACAAGCCGCGCCGGGAAGGCATCGAAGCTATCGCCGACCGTTTCAAGGTTGATGACAAGGAAGTCAAAGCAGCCATCGACAACGGAGTTGGGCTCGATGAATTCCGCAACCAGGTGATTGAGAATTTCAACCCCGAAGCCTTTGGCGCTGCGGTTGCGCAGAAGGGCGGCGATTCCACTTACATCGGATCTCCCGAAGCAAAGAATTTCTCGATTCTCAAGGCTGTCAGCGAATACGCCAAGAGCGGCGGAAACATGACCGGGCTTGAGAAGGAAGTTCAAGAGGAACTGACTTCCCGTTTCCGCAATTCCACCGGAGAAAGCCCGAAAGGAATTCTCATCCCTGGGGAAGTTTCCCACGGAGACCCCGGCGGAATCCGTAACGCTTCGACTGTAGGAACCGGAACCTCCGGCGGAAACACGGTCGCCACGGAAATGCGTTCCCTGATCGAGTATTTCGAAGACTATTCCCTGCTCCCGAAGCTCGGTGCCACGGTCTTCCGCGATGCCACCGGAAATCTCTCTTTCCCTCGCGTGACTGCCGGTTACAGCGGAACGTGGGATGCAGAAACGGACACCATCGCCAACGCAGATGCAACGTTTGCCGCGAACCTCGTTCTTTCGCCGAAACGTGTCGGAGCCGGAACCGCTGTTTCGCTGCAACTCCTGGCACAGTCCTCGATTGATTTCGAAAGCTGGATCCGCCGCCGCCTCGGTGCCGACATCGCGATTGCGATTGATCGCGGAGCCTTCACCGGCCCCGGCACTGGCGACACGATGACGGGCGTACTTGCCGCATCCGGCACGGGCTCGAAAACATGGGCTGTTGGCGATTCCTGCCACAAGAACACGGTCGACCAGTGGAAAGAGCTTCGGGACAACAAGCTTCCGATGATGAGCCGCGCCAAGTGGCTTTCCGAGCCTGGTGTCACCGCGGACTGGATGACCACTCCGAAAGTTTCCGGAAATGATACCTTCGTTATCAACGAAGCCCCTTCCGGCGCACAGCGGGCCCTCGGTTTCGAATACTACGATCACACCGACATCACCGCGAACAAAGTCGTTCTCGCTGATTTCAGCTACCTCATGGTTGCCATGTGGGGAGGAATTGACCTTGTGGTTGATCCATACTCCAGCAAAAACGCCGGTCAGGTCGAACTCTTCGCTAACGCATTCGCCGATACCGGACTTGAGCAGCCGTCTGCCTTCATCATTGGAGACAACGGAACGACTCACGCCTAATCCCTCTATTCATAGTGGACCCCGCCCGACCTCACGGAAGGGCGGGGTTTTCCTACCCCTCATTCAATGAAAGTCAAAGTCATTCGCGAAGGTCTCCGATACAAGGGAGAGCCACAAAAGAAGGGGACCATTATAGAGTCCGACAATGACCAGCATATCGGCGCATTGCTTGCCGGCGGCGCGGTCATTTTCAAAGGAGAGATTCCGAAGCAGGAGCCCAAACCGGCCCCAAAGAAAAAGGTTAGCAAGTCTGATTGATGCGAATTTCCTCTCTACCCTCTTACCTGGCCCCGGGAACCCTCCCGAACGGAGCCACCAAGGCCGCGCAATTCCTCCACAGTCTCCGCCATTCCACCGGAACGGCAGTCGGCATTCTCGATGATGTGGAGCGCAACAAGGCCGCGTTCGACAAGTGCGACGAAAACGACCGGAAAGAGGCGGGAAAGCTACTCGGCTATGAACCGGAACTGATTCTTAAAGCCGCCGATTCCCTCCTGCAAGCACGACCCGCACCCGATCCGGTCCAGCCGGAAGAAAGCAAACTTTCACCGAAGCCGCCCAAAGCAAAATAAGTTTTTTATCCGTCATCGACGGTATCAGCCCCAACCGGCCCGGCGGGATTCTTCGGGATTCCGCCGGGTCATTTTTTTAAATGGCACTTTCGCTCACAACCGATCACACCCGCGCATTTGATGAAGCCTATGAGGTTTCCGGCGCGCTTGTGACGATCGGCGGAACGGAGAACATCAAGGCCATTCTTCCGCTTGATCTGCAAACCGGCCATGAGATCGACGGGGACGGGGCAACGCAGTTTGAAACCGAAACCGCGATCACCGTCTTGACGACCGCTCTTCCCGCGATCACCCGGGCCACCGTTGTTGACATTTCCGGCACGGAATACCGGATCACGCAGAGAACGACCGAAGGAACCGTCTGCACCCGTCTGGACCTCATTTCCCCGTAACATGGCAAAACCGCTCGCGCAACGCATTGAGGAGGCAACAGAGGCAGTGATTGCCGCTGTGCTCACCGATGCGCAGACGCTCCACTTCGGGGAAACCGATGAGGCGGGAAAAGATTACATTCTCGTTCGCGCCGTCCGCGTTTCGGAGGATCCACCCACCAGCGGCATTTTCGCGCACGATGTCAATGTGATCGCTCACGGCAATTTTTCCGATTCCGACCTGCACAACCTGGAAGAACTCATGGACAACGCCAACGAGCTGGCCGGATCCCTCCGCACGCAGGGAACAGGTTCCTTTGTCATGCCTAAGGGGCAGGCGGTCGAGATCGACGGCAACACCAAATCGGGCCAGCAACTCGACGAAAACTTTCAATACAATTTTGGAATTTGGGCACAGACACAAGAGGTGTCTGACGCCGCCGCATAATTCCACCACCCACAAATAACATTCCATATCATGGCAGCACCTTCCTACGTTCAAGCAGGCTCTCAGGTTCGGGGGATTACCTCCGCTGAAGCAGGCATCAATATTTCTTCGTTTCGCGAGCGTTTCGACAACCCGAAAGAATACATCTTCGACCGCTACGGGGGCCGCACCGGCTACGCCTACGACTACGACCCTTCCTCGACCGCCACGTTGGAGGGCGAGATCAAAACGGCCCTTACCGCAGTCTTTTCGGCTTCGTATGGCGCGGCTCTGACCGTTGCCAACGCCACCGACGCGTACGGCACGACGACCGGAGACTACACCCTCGACGATCTGGAGCTCTCCGCTTCCCGCGATGCGTTCCAGTCCGCCTCTATCACCCTCACCCGCCTGGATGGCGTCACCGTTGCGTAAAGAGGTGTCGGGCTGATACCGGAGAAGACGTATGAAAGAACACCTCGATCTTGGCTTCAAAGCCATACAAACCGACACCGATTCCCGTCTGCATTTCGCAGCCGCTGCCGCTTCGGTGGGATTCGACCTCGCAGAAGGAACTCCCAAAGTTTCGAACTGCTACGACAGCGAACACAAATACGAACCCGGGCAACCCGGTGACGTTCGGATGTATTTACCGCTCCTCGCGAACGGTATCAATATTAACGAATTCGTGACCGTCTGGAAAGATCCGGAAACCGCGTTACGCGAGGCGGAATCCCTGCCCGCCCGCATCCAGAGCGCGAGCGACCCGCAGACCGTCCAGCAACTGATTTTCTCCTTCGATTCTCTCTACATGGGGGCCGCGGTCGCCTACATGAAGCTTCACTCCCTCGGGCGGGTCCAACTGCCCGACGTGTTCCATCCGAGTGACGAGGAAAAGAAGGCCATTCTCGCGCTCGACTACTTTTCCACGGAGGCACTGGAAAGCGCCGAAATGCGATCTCCGAAAGGCCGGAAGACCATCGCTCAAAAATTGGCGCGAAACTGGCAACCGGCCATCGTCGCATGGCTCAAAAGCTACCGCGCCAACCTCCTGGAACTTCGCAATTTGTGGAAAGATGCTCCTCAAAGCATCCGAATCAATCGGGGAAACGGCCTCCCGCCTCTCGTCTTGGAAAAGGGCCCACACTTCAAAGAACTACTGGAACGATGGACCTGACAACTGATACCCCGACCGACACCCTGCCCCGCCTCGAAATTGCACCGGAAACGGAGGTGGAAACGATCGACGAAGAAAGCGGCCTGGAAACCGTGACCCATTCGGAAAAGGATCTCGCCTTTCTGCTGGAGAACGACGCCTGGCGCGATCTCTCTTTCGGTGGTCCCGGGGGCGGAGCCTGCAAACTCCAGGCATTCAGTCCCCGACGGCAGGCCGCGGCGCAGTCCATCGGCATGAAGTTTCTGAACTTCGATCAGGAAGCGGTCGAGGAATTGCAGGCAACGAACACCTACAACGGAATTTTCATGGATTCGATTCTTGCCATCTTCCTTTGCACCCGTCCCAAGTCCGTCGCGATGAAAGCCCTTCGCGTTCCGACTGCGGTGCAGGCCGAAGCAATGGCATGGATGGACCAGCACCGAATCACCATCGGGAGCCCACGGCACGGGGAGGTATTGGACGCCTTTTCCGAAATCGTGAATGCCATCATTTCCGCCTCCGCCGAAGTGGATTCCACCGGACTCTCGAGCGGCGAAAGCGTGGGGGAGTCATAGGCGATTGGGCCGAACTGATTTCGTTCGTCTCGATCGCCACCGAAGGAAGCATGAGCCCCGATGAAATCATGGATACCCACCTGCCGCGCCTTCTCCAGCTCAAAAGCATCGGCCTGATGCGTCAAAATGTGAAGATGAAACCCACCGGCGGAACCAGCCTGAGAAAACAGGTTATGGAAACCCTCGGCGAATGGGCGGACGAATGGCTCGGGGAGTCTTGATTTGAACGATAACATGTTGTAACCTGTTCCGGCTGCTGATTCCGTCCGGAACCCTGATTCATGGCAGCAACCGCAAACCTAAAAAGCACGATTTCCCTGGACGCTACCGCGTTTTCCGCCGGTGTGCGGAAAGTCCGGATGTCGGCTTCTGCCACGGCAAAGTCGGTTCGGGCGTCTTTTCAAAAGATTGGCGGGATTATCGCCAAAGTCGCGACTATTGCCTCGGCGATTACGTTTTCCGCGGCGGTGGTGGGAGTCGGAAAACTGGTCGCGGCATCGTCCAAAATGGCTTCCTCGTATGAGGGAATCAGTGTACGCATGACCGCGTTTCTGGGCGATGCCAACAAAGCCCGGGCGGTCCTGGACAAAATTTCGGCTTTCTCTGTGGTGACCCCGTTTGAAACGAGGGGATTGCAGGAGGCGACGAATAAACTTCTCGGGGCGGGAATCGCCGGGGATGAAGTCGTCGACGTGCTCAAGGAAATCGCGGCTGTTTCCAGCGACACCGAACAGGTGGGGGAATTGTCCGATGCGATGGCGAAAGGATTCGCGAAAGGTAAATTCCAAACGGAGGAACTGAACAAATTCCTGGAACGTGGAATCAATCTCATGCCGGAACTGGAGAAAAACACCGGGTTGACCGGCGAAGCTCTCCAGAAAGCGATTCAGAAGGGTTTGAAGTTCGAGGACGTGCGGAAAGCCCTTGCCGGTCTTTCGGCGGAAGGGGGACTTTTTGAAGGGATGTTGAAAAAACAATCCGTCACCTTCGCCGGCCTCATTTCTACGCTTTCCTCGAATTGGGACGAATTCAAAACGAAATTTGGCGAGCCGATCAACAACGCTTTGAAACCTTTGCTCGAATTCGGAATCAAGAAGATCCAGGAGCTGACGACCA